ATGGATGTATTACGAAGGAAGTATTGATACCGATTATTGGGAGAAGAACGCTACAGCTCCTGGGGCATTGTTACCTGTTAATTCAGGATATGATAATCCTAAAGAAGTTTTACCAGCACAATTATCCAGTGCTTTCTTTTCTATAGTACAAGAAGGCAAGGGAGATATGGAGTATCTTGCTGGTATTTATTCTTCCATGCAGGGAAATACTGAATCACAACATGATACATATCGTGGTATGCTTGCTCTTGATGAATACGGAACTAGGCGAGTAAAGCAATGGTTAAAGAGTTCTATAGAGCCAGCGCTAAAACAGATGGGTGAAGTAATTAAGGAATTTTCACAAGCAGTATATAAGGCGCATAAAGTTTTTAGGATAGTTCAGCCTTCTGCAATACAAGAAGAAAGAACTTTTGAAATTAATATACCAATATATAATGACTTAGGACAGGCAGTTGGTAAATGGAAAGACTATTCTGCCGCTAGATTTGATGTAAGAATTATTTCGGGAAGTACTCTTCCCTTAAATAGATGGGCCTACTTGGCTGAATTAAAAGAGTTAATGAAACTCGGTGTTGTAGACGATATTGCAGTATTAGCTGAAACTGATATACGCAATAAGGAGAAGATTATACAACGTAAGAGTCTATATGCTCAGTTAACTGAACAGTTAGAAAAAATGGAAGCGGCAGTTAAAGACAAGGAAGGCACTATCGAAACACTTGAAAGACAGCTTGTGCAAGCTGGCATACAGGACAAAGTTCGTACTGTGGAAGCAGAGTTACGTAAAGGAGCAACCCAAGCTCAAAGTAGAATGGCTCTCGCTGCTTCAAAGACAGAACAAGATCAACAAGTTGCTAAACAAAAAGCGGCTGTTGAACTTAGTGCGGCTAAAAAGTCTATGAATGGGAAACAATAAGGGGAAATATGGCAAAAGAAGAACAACTGGCAAACCCAGAGACAGAAAGCGCAATTGTAGCAGAGAATCCTGCGCAAGAAGCGGTTTTTGGCTCCAGTGACGATTTCTTTACTGCATTAGACAATGATGTCAATTCGATGATCATTGATCCAGATCAAGCAGTAGAAGTCGCCACCCCTGATGAGCAGTCAGAAACGGTAACTCAGACTCAGGTGTCTGACTCCACGATAGAAACGACTGATTGGGAAAAAAGGTACAAAGACTCATCTCGTGAGGCTCAGAAAATGAAAGCTAAACTAGATGAAGTAGAACCTTTTATTCCCATCTTGGATACTATGAAAAGTGATCCAGGATTGGTAAATAATGTAAAGGATTATTTACAAAATGGTGGAAAAACAGAAAACGTGAAGGAAGCGTTAAATTTACCTGATGATTTTGAGTTTGATATGGATGAAGCCGTAGCAAACCCTCAAAGTGATTCTGGAAAGATGTTTAATCATACTATCGGTGGTATTGTTGATCAAAGAGTTAACCAACAGTTACAGACTGAAAACCAAACCAGAGCCCAAGATGCAGATGCTGAAAAGCGTGCAGCTGAGGCTCAGCAATTCAAGAAGAATACTGGAATGGCTGACGAAGAGTTTAGCGATATGATGGTATGGGCAGACGACCATAGAATTAATCTTGACGATATTTATTATCTAAAGAATAGAGGACAAGTTGCTTCTAATGTAGCTAAAGCTACTAAGGACGATATGCTTAATCAGATGAAGAATGTTAGGGAAATACCAAAAAGTACTAGTTCGGTCAATAGTGCATCACAAGAGACTACTGACCCAGACACGCAGGTACTTGATGCTTTGAAAGGATTAGATCAGGGAGTAGATACCCTATTTAGTTTCGACTCAGAGTAGTTAACGACTCCTTCCAAAAAGGAAGGAAGTAAAAATGGCTGATAGTCCTTTGTACTTAAGTACACACGATCAAGCCCCATCATCTGCTGGTTCTTCTCCTGGCTCAGGAGGGGCAGGCATTGGTGATCTTAGGCGACGATATAACTTCGGTGGAGCCGTAAGTGAACTCGCTATAGATCAAACACCCTTTTTTCGATTTCTTAACAAAGTTTCGAGAAAACCAACGGATGATCCCGAGTTTAAATCACTCGAAGAACGTAGCATGTGGCATAAGCGTTATGCATATGTTATGGGATATGTAGCATGGAATGGCTCTGCAGGTTTATCTGGATTGACATTCGCTACAAACGCACCTGATATTGGAACTGGCGCAATTGCCGCTGATTCTTATTTAGCTGTTAGCATGGGTGCTGATTACAAATCTGCTGGCAATGAGCAGAACATCTTAGGGCAAACTGGCGTAGCAGCTGGTTCAGCAGGTACAAAACCGATCTTCTTTTTACAAGATCAGTTAATTAAAATACCTGTAACCAATGCTGGCGATGGCGACAATTATATTGTTGGCAGAGTACACGCAGCTCCCCTAGATGATGGACAGCAAGTAGAGCTGGGACTTAAAATAGTACGTGGAGTCCCCGCACCAGCTTCTGGCAATTGGAGTTTCAAAAATGACAGTGGTTCTGCGTTTATCACAGCAGCCGCTAGCGTAACTGAAGCTATGAAAAGCTATGTAGTTGGTTCTGCATTTGCTGAAGGTTCGAGTTTTCCAAGTACCTATAAAGATACACCTTATCTGGATAGATACGGATATACTCAAATCTTTAAGACGAGTATGCAGATGACCAATACTGCACGTGCAACTTCACTGAAAATCGTCCCAGATGAATGGGCGAGAGTATGGAAAAACAAACTCATTGAGCATAAATGGGACATCGAACAGGCTCTGCTATTTGGCAGTAAGCATGCTGATGGAACTACCCGTTATACTCAGGGTATTGTTGATTACGTAACATCTAATGGAAACTTATTCGAGATTGATCTAGCAACAGACGGTAGTGGTACTACCTCTGATGATTTCTTGGAGAATATGAGTTCATGGATGGATCCTCGTTACAATAATGCTGGGGCTACACTTTTCATGTGTAGTACTGCCGTATATAACTGGTTTCATAAATTAGCTGGTTATGTTCAAAGTAATGTGAATGTTGGTGGTCAATACCGCCTTGATTTCTCAATATCTGGCAAAAGCGTGAAGTTTGGTTTGGATATGACTAAGATTAGTACTCCTTACGGAGATATGAATCTTACTAGGAATATCCATCTAGACGGTGGTCAAAAAGCCGCTGGTATTGTTGCTGTAAACATGAAACACGTTAAATACCGACCTCTTGTTGGTAATGGCGTGAATCGTGATACTGCGATCTATGTTGGCGTTCAATCGTTAGAGAATACTGGTGTTGACAGAAGGATCGACCTCATTCAAACTGAGGCTGGTCTAGACGTTGTGATGCCTGAAGCTCATGCGGTTTGGAAAGACGTAACGTAATATAGTGTTAATTGGGGGGTGGCTTTTATAGCACCCCCCTAACATTAGGATGAATTATGGCATTTATATTTGAAGATCAAGTAGAAGCACTGGCTGGTTCTACAGTAGGCACTGAAGCAGAACAATGGTTCGATGACGGCATAAAGGATGTAATCAGTCGCTTTGCGGCTTTACGACCTGAGTTAATGCATTTATTTTCTTCTGATCCATATACTTCTAGTGGTGCTAGTATTGATATAAGAGATTCGCACAGAGTATTACAGGTGGTGAGATATTCACTTGATAGTACTGGGTGGAAGGTAGCTACTGCGATTGAATCTGCGGATAGGTTTAGTGCGGCAGACACTACAAGTTTACGAAGGGCAACTGAAGAGTTTCCTGTATATTATGTTCGCAATGGTGCGATTACTGTCGTTCCTACTCCAACTGCTACTGCTCAGGCGGCAGTAGACTTAGTAGTTTATGGTGCTGTTACAAATTGGTCTACTAATCCATCATCTATTGCGAATTTCCCTACAGAGTTTTATAGAATGCCAGTATTGTATGCGGCATGTAAAGTTTTAGAAGAAAGAATGGTCGGGTACACGGGCTTACCTCCGAACCTGTCACTGCCCAGTGTTCCTGTATTAGCGTTACCGACTTTACCAGATACACCAACACTAGTTAGCGTTCCAGTGGCACCTATAGTGAACCTCTCCCTCGTAAGTGAACTGACAACAGTGGTTATGCCAGATGATGTCAGTTTACCTATTTTCACTCCTGTACCCGACCCCTCTATTAGTGATCTTGATCTTAGTACTGTCACTCCTCCGACTCCACCAGAAGCACCAGCTTTTGTTATTGGAGATGCGGAGTTGCAAGCTGCATATACTACTCAGACAATGACATTAGATGGAACTGCTCCAGTATATACTCCTCCAGTT